ACCCCGCCGTAGTGACCGAAACTGAACAAGCCCTTCCGGCGCTGGCCTTAATCAATGTCGTCGTGCTGATCGCGGACGTGTTTTGCGCGCCCTGAATGTTGGAATAGTTTTGCGCCGCGGAGTTAATCGCTGAAGCGACATTTTTTGCAGCCGTCAGAATATCCGAGAGAGAAACTGACATTAGTATTTACCATCCGGTTGAGCCCGATAACGCATACCGCCAATCCGCCAGAAACTACCCGTATCATTGCTGCTTAGGCCAACGGATAATAGGCGCGCACGAATACGGGGACTGATAAAGGTTGTGCTCTGATTCAACGCATATGGCCCATATATCGTTGGCGTTTGCCCCGGAAAATCAGTCGCATAAAATGTAAGATTTACCGTCGCGCCCTGCGTACCGCCATAATAGCCCCACTTCATGTCGGGCCAAACTTCGTCAATAAACACCTTCAGATCGGCATCATTAAGGGCGGCATAACCACTTTGGAAGCTGGCCTGAAGCGGCTGCCCGTCCGCGTCCGGTGATGTTTCGTGCTGATAAATATAAAGCGAAGATGGATCGGCCCCGATGGGAGGCCCAAGTACGGATTGGTCAATCCATGCCGACCTGGCAAGTTGCCCAAAATCCCAAATGTTAAGATTGACGTTATATTTAACGTAGTTGGTGATTTCACCAGAAACCGTCATCGAAATGGGGCCGACATTCTGGGAAATATTAACGGTCCAAGTCAACCCAGAGCCGGAAACGATTTTGGTTCCAGTCAAAACTCCAAACCCAGTAAGGATTTGGGATGGAGAAATAATGCCGGTAAGGGAGTTGGAATTTATCGTTAGCGTCGTACCACTAATCGTGCCGGTAAAAGTGGTTGTCGTTGGATAATACCAGGATATTTCTCCAAACAGGGAGTTAACGGCCGTGGTTATAAGCGACGTATTATTGGTGTCCAAATCCTGGAAAATCACGTCCCAAACCGGACACATTACGGGCGTAACGCCAGTGCCGGTAAGTGAAAAGAACGAGGATTGCCCCATCCAATAAATTTCGCCATTGATGGTGGCGGCAGCCTTTCTACCAATCAGACCGCATCCAGTGCCGATTTCATTGAAGCTATATACATAGGGCTGCCCCGTATATTGCATGGACCAAACGTCAATGTCCGTCCAGATAATGCCCTGCTGTGGCCCTTGCATGGCCCCNACAATGCGCGATCCCTTCGGCAGGCGATAAGAGCCGGCTTGGTTGGTGTATTGGGCCACCCAGACGTTGTAGTTATTAACGTCGCACCAGCGAATTAAAAGCGGATCAACAATTCCGGTAAAGGTCGTGCCCCAGGCCACAATTTGACGCTGCGGCATGGCCACAAAAACGCCCGTATTGAGCGGAGGACCGTATGAGAGCGCCGTCGCGACGGTAGCCCCGGACGTAGGATCAAAGAGGTAAATTGGTTGGAACAGCGTGCCGTTAACAGGGCACGCCACCAAAATCTGACCCCAATTATCCAAAGACCATGTTGTCGCCGTAATCGGCGTCCCCAGGCTCGGGCTAAGGGTCGCGCCAAAGCCATAGCTTCCCGAGCCATAAGCGTTGGCGCCATAACCGCTGCCCGATGGATTGCTGCCAATGCCAAAGTTATAGANCAGTCTGACATTCCCACCATTAACGAGGGCGGTCGCAGATGATGACGCAGTTTGTGGGGCGTTAATCGTAAAGCTATAGGTATTGGGAACGGTTTGAACGATGTAATTGCCATACAGCGTTACACCGCCAACCGTCGTCGAAATAAGCAGGGGATAGGTGCTACCGACGGAATAGCCGTGATTAAACAGCGTAACCGTAACCGTATTCTGCGCGTTCGTTGTCGTAATCGCCGCAACGGTTGCCGGGTTGGCGGTGATTGTCGTGCTGGAAACAGTCTGGCTTATGTTGACCGTCCAGCTCGTCCCACTGCCAGAAATGATGATGGTTCCGACCGCAACGCCAGATCCCGTGATTCCCTGGCCCGCCTGTATCGTTCCCGTAACGCCAGAAACGGTCAGGGTCGATCCGCTGATTGACCCCGTAAAGCTAGCCGTTGACGATGTGAACGGCGCAGGCAGAGGGTTTTGAAGAACGTCAACGGAATTGATTTGGTAAGTTGTCGATGAAAGCGACGGGTTGGACGCCCCATAAAGCCCATAAATTATCAAGCCGCCAACGCTGACATGATTTTCAACATAAACAGCGTCATAAGACGTAATTCCGGTCGTTACAGAATCCGTAACCGTGACGACCGAGCTTCCGGCGGTGACGGCCATATTAGGCGCGACATTATCAATGCCATATTGAGGCGTAATGGTTTGCAAAGAAGAATTGGTGATAACCGCAAGAGCGCCGGCCTCTCCAAACATGGTCGTACTGGCGACCGTTTGGGAAATGCTAACAGTCCAGGATGTACCGCTCCCGGAAACAATGTAGGTGTTAGGCGTAACGCCAGTTCCGATCAGCAACTGACCGGCGGTAATTGTTCCAGACGACACGGAGCTTACTGTTAGCGTTGTGCCACTGATCGACCCCTTAAAGGTCGCCAGGGCATAGTTTTGCATACCAATGGCAAGGTGGTTCGTGGCGTTAAGGTCGGCCCAGGCCCACAGGGCGCGGGCGACAGAGGCTATGGGTGAGGAAAAATACTTCACCCAACCGCCCAGCTTTTGGATCAAGGCTCCAAGCTGGGCGTCAAAAACAAATCGAACAAGCTGAGAGACCGAAATCCCAGCCTGGTTAAGGGTCGGCGTTTCGTTCTGATTAACACCAGGAATCAGCTTGTAAGACTGGTGGGCCATTTATCAGCCCCTCGTCGGCGTAGCCGCAGACGGCGTGGACAATGAAGTCCAGCCCGAAGCCTCAAATCTTTTCCGATATTCCTCATTCATGGCCGACTTCAGAAGCATGTCGTATTGCCCCTCATAGCTTTGAGCCATGGTCGGGTCGTCGCTCATGCGGCCAAAATTACGCTGATAGGCGCTGATGTAGACCATGCTGGCCATAATGAGGAGGTCTGGCAAATATGTGCTGATAAACGTCGTGCCCGTATTGGCCAGAGCAGTCGTGGCGTTTTGATACAGCGATGGCATCCTGATGGTGCCTCGAATCATCAAGTTATAGTTCTGATCAGGAACAGGGCCAAAATCTACGTAATTATACGTATTGCCTCCCGTGGCGTAATCGCCGCCAGTCATAGAGAAATATTGAGGCAAGCNNGTATACGCCGGTTGCCCATAGACGTTTTGCAGCCAGGATTTCGCCACCGGCAGAAGGGGCTGGCCGATCTGCTGTGTCATGGTTTGAACGCCGGTCCCGGCCCCGCTTGCAACAATCGCGGTTCCCCCAACTGTCGCAGAAACCGTAATGCCAGTCGATGTCGAACCGGGCAGCACATAATAGGTCGTACTGGTCGAAAAATTGCTTGGAAGCGAACCCGTTGTGGAAAAGGTAACCGGCGTTCCCGCCGTAGTGGGCAGTCCCGTTCCCGAAATGGTCGATGATCCAGAACTAAAAGAAACCGTAAAGCTGGATGACGTTACGTTAATGGTGCTGATGGTAACAAAGTCATTAACGGAAAGAGGGACATAACCGCTTCCTGCCGTAGTGCTGTAAGTGCTGATAAAGGTCTCAAGCGGGAGAAGATCCAAATCTCGTTGGATGCGAAGTTCCGCATAGTTCAGCATCTGGGGGATAATGGCATTGAAAGCCGGATCCACGCCAACAACAACACCATTTGTCGTCGTCGTATTGACGACAGCCATGGTGGCGATTTGGGTGACGTAGCCGTTATAGGTTAGCGGTGTCGTATTTGGAGTTGACATAGGCTCCTACTCGGCTTGAGGCTTACGGGTAAGCAGAAGGGTCCAGCTGGAAATGTCCCCAATCCCTAAAATGAGAAGGAACATTATCGGCCCAAGCCCCGATAGCCTGACCTCCCCACTGAATCTTTACTCCTAAATTAGACGCTGCGGCAAGAATTTGCTTGGCGGCAATATTGTAAATACCGCCCAAGGCGTCAGAAACGGTAAAATCAATAACGCCGTTTGTCAGACATCCAATATCTACGGCCATAGCCACATTGCCGTATTTAGGGTCTGGAAGGTGGCGGGAGTGCATGGTTTGGCTATGACCACTGGCAACGGCCTGGGCCTCGGCCGCCAATGTCCTAATTCCATAAATTACTTCAAAGGGTTGTGGGGCCTGAGCCGCCGCCCTTATTACCTTGGCCAAGTCGGGGTGAACGTGAGTCAGATTACTTTCTGATCTTTCGTCCATTACCTATCTACTTTGCTATCTAATTTTTCATAAATCTTATCAAGCAATTCATGAACGCGAGCTATGTCAGATCTATAATCATCTTTAAGAACATATGTGTTTGGAAGACCACGTTCCAACTTGTGCAAATCTTCTCTAAGTTCTTTAACAGCTGCCCAAAGTTCACGCAAGAACCAGCCTATAACGGCGGACAATACAGGTCCGGCCCATTGCATAACTTGGTCAAAATTCATCATTTCCCCCGAATCATGGCCAAGTTATTGACGAGTCTTTCATCGCCGGGAGCATAACTAACAGCATTTTCAGCATGAACAATAGCCTGTTCTTTCAAGCCAAGATTCCATGCGGAAATAGCTGCTAAATCGTGAGCCTGATAACCCCAAACTTCAGGATCGCATGTATAAACAAGCTCTCTCTCTGTAATTTTAAGGGCAGAGGTCGCCGCCCCATAGCACTCTTCCCACCGTTGCGAGCGATAGGCTAGCATGGCGACCTCGCACCAAGGCTCTCTAGTGTCTGGAGACTCAGCAACAGCTCTTCTGGCCCAGGCCAAGGCGTTCGCATAATCGTTTAGCTCGGCATAGCACCTGGCCATAACGCGCATGGCGTAGCACCGTTCATTGGGCCAATTCGCTTTGGGCAAATCCAAATACGCCTTACAGGCATCAATGGATTCGCTCCACATGCCATGAAACGATAGTTCTCTGGCGTAATAGAAGGCGTTTCGGGGGTCTTGTGGATCCTCTTCAACCGAAACGCGGAGCAGGTCCAGATATTGCCCTCGAGATTTGGTCGGGTCAGGCTTGTGGATCACAAGCAGCATATCCGTATGAGCCCACTTTTCCTCAATACGGTCAGGAACTGGATACTCATGGCAAGGATGGTGCCAGCGATAGCCGTTTCGAGCATGAATTTTTTCGTAATAGAAAACAATACCAACGCCCCAGTCGAACTTATAACGCAAACGTGTTGAATCTTTTTGCCAAACGCGCTCGATCTCCTCACGCCAGCCAGGCTGTAGCTCTTCATCAAGATCAAGGCTGACACATACGTCAATGTCTTTGGGAATCAGGGCCAGGGCCGCATTACGGGCAAGGTCAAACCGCCAAGGGCTGATGTGGATGCTGGGGACCAATGCCCCATGCTTTTTAGCTAGTTCAACCGTTGAATCAGTCGATCCCGTATCCGCAATCAGAATCAAGTCGGCGTCCTTGGCCGATTCGCAGAACCGATCAACAAACTGCTCTTCGTTCTTGGAGATGGCATAAACGCAAATCTTAATACCCGGCATGGCGTATTTTCCAAACAAATGAGTAAACAAGTTCTTTTCGGATCGCATGTAGCGATCATTCAATTTCAGGATTTCGCTATATGGAACGCCCTCCCAGTATGTGTCGTACATGTGAACCGAATAAGACTGCTCCAGCCGAGAAAGGTTGGACAGATCGCCATAAATCCATTCGTCATGAAAATTGAATGGTATGAACGATTGCGCTGGCTCGACATGCAGAAGATCGCGATTTTTTTCGTATAGCTCCAATGGGTATACGACGCAGTGGTAGGCCCATACCGATTGCGATTTCTTCATGGCCTTCGGCAACCCCGCAAGCCACCTTTGGATAAAAGGCGTTTTCGGCTTGGCCATGATCAGCCCGGCGTTCATGGAGGTTTCGCTCTCCATACTCATAACGCAGGGCTTGTCCATGAACGGCGTTAGCGGCTTCAAAAGCAGCATGTCGGTATCAAGATAAATGCCGCCATGATCGCGCAATACGCGCAGTCTGACGACATCAGCTTGATACTGCGGGCGATCCAGCTTTATGCCGTTAAAAATCTTCGGCGGCTTGCACGCCTTCATCGTCACATATGGACGGATGGCGTCCCAATACGGGGATTCGTTATCCTCGTCGTTGGTCCACATGTAAATGGCGTCAGGTTTTTGAATGTCGTGCGCGGCCCTGACAGCCAGATAATTAACGTATCCAAACACCCTGGAATTTGGCCCGGAGAACCAAATGAAATGCACTATGTTCGGGATCATTGATTCGGCTTTTCATATTAGAAGAACGCAAAAAACATAGATGTGGGAAGGGGCGTATAGGTGATAACGATTAGGCCCTGGCCGCCGGTGCCGGCCGTCGAATTTCCACCGCTACTGCCAGAAACACCACCACCACCGCCACCGCCGCCGTAAGCGCCGCCATTACCGCCATTACCGCCAACAGTTGATGCGGTTGAAGA